CTTTATGTCTTATATAAATATATACAAGATATGTTTTTAGTGCCCTTCCCAATTATCTTTCATAAAAGAATAATACTCACTATTATCACTCCAAATTTGATTAAAAGGTTGAGGGGCAGTATTAACCCCAGATGCTAAAGTGTTATGAGTAACATTAGATGCTGGATATGTTGTAATAGAATCTGGGATAGGTACTGTAAATGCTGTTGAAGCAGCTGATGCTAAATCAGAGTCTAATCCTGAGCCAGATACAGATGGGATTTGTACTCCAGTGAATTCAGGAGAATCTATTTGTTCTAAGTATGTGTCATTTGGAGTATACTCATCATTGTATTGTGATGGTGCTCCTCCATATTCTCCTAATTTTACATTTGGTGAATTAGGTACATTTCCATAATTTGTTGGAGCTGTAATACTGTTAGGTTTAAAAGTAGTTTGATCAAAACTGCTATTTAAGTTGTCTAATCCGGTGTTATCTAGCGAGTATACTTGAGAATTATTAGCAGGTATACTAATTGTACCAACTGTGCTTAAATATGTGTTATCTGCGTTATACTGCGACTCATACTGTGATGGTGCTCCATTAAATTCTCCAGTTACAGGTTGAGGGTAATTATTAGGATAACTTATATTATTTGGTATAGGAGTAGTTGAAATAGAATCACTATTAGTAGTATCTAAACTAGTTTTATCTAAAGTATTAACTTGAGGATTACTATCTATGTTAGTAATTGAACTTAAATAAGTGTTATTTGCATTATATGGGGAAACATATTGTGAAGGAGCTCCACCAAATTCACCTGAGGCTAATTGAGGGTAAGTATTAGGTGATGATATATTATTAGGTATTGGTGTATTTGATATTGAGGCAGCATTTGTATTATCTAAACTTGTTTTGTTTAGTGTTGTTAATTGTGGACTGTCACTGTCTTCAATAGAGACACTACTTAAATAAGTATTATTTGGACTATAAACTTGATTATATTGAGTTGATGCTCCACCAAATTCACCTTTAGATAATGATGGGTAATCAGTGTTTACGGGTGATATAGGTTTATTAGCATCATGAGCTCCTATAGTATTATCTAACCCAGTGTTATCTAATGTATTTATTAAAACACTACCATTATTAGGTTGTCCTAATGTTTCATCTTCATAAGTATCACTAGGAGAATTTTGTTGAACAAACCCAGATTGTGGATCATTAATTGGAGTATCTCCAGGAAAACTACCAGCGCTTAAAGTGGTTTGACCTTGTTCTAATAATTGTTTTAAACCCATATTATTTTATTATAAATATTAAAAAAAGGAGAGCTCGCAAAATGCGAGCTCTTTTATTGTTAAGTAGTGAATATTAGAAATTCAATACGCAGTAATCCATAGCAACTGTCATTGTGATATTTACAGCCTGGTTTTCAGTATCCCAGTTATAATCACCAAAATTAGCTTCTGTTATAAATGCGCCTTTAATAATCCATTCACTAACTACATCTCCTACAGGTCCTAAAACATCTAATACTAAATCCTTTTTATAGAAGTCAGAGTAACCATCTCTACCTGTTACAGATTCGTGATGCAAACGAACCCATTCCATTACAGCTTGAGCTCCAGATGGAGTAATTGGATCAAATAATGTCATTTGAATATTACCCCAAGTGGTTTTACCTTTAACTTTTCTATAAACGTTAATATGATTTAATGTTACTTCACCTTGAGTTACAGTTACAGCGTTTACTCCTTTTACTATATAGCTAGGAACACCATCCATATAAAGGATAAATCTATTCGCCTGTTTTGGTTCAAAGGCTGTGAAGAATATTTCGTTTGCGTCTAATATTGCCATGTCTTTTTATTTATTATAAATATTCAATTTTTAAAAATTATGCTGGGAAAGTAGCTCCAGTTGGTGTAATATTGAAATCTAAGTAAATAAATTCAGCTGTTTTAGTTGGTTGAATATAAATTCCACCATTTAATTGGTTTCTGTCTATATCTACAGCTGTGTTATTACTTTCATCCATTATTACTCGGAAAGCATACAAACCTTGTTGTTGTTGAACTGATTCTAAGTATGGGTTAACAGTTGCTAAGAAGTTATTTCTTGTTGTAGCTGTATTTTGTTCAAATACTAAGTTATTAGCTACTTGAGAAATATAGTTCTTAAGAGCGATTAACAAACGACGAACATTTACACGATCTAAAGCTGAAGCTTGAGTTTGTAATGTCTTTTGACCATATACTACAGTACCTTGTCCTGGGAATGAAGCGATTGGGTTAACTTTATTACTATATAAAGTATCACGGTCTGTTTGTGATAAACGTCTTTCTGCTTTAATAACTTGTAATCCACCTCTGTTTATACCTGCTGGTGCAAACCATGGCTCAGCTACTCTATCATTATAAGCATATACTCCACCTATCACAGTTGAAGCAGGTACCCAAACATTTCTTCCACTATCTGGGTCTTGAACTTGAACCCAAGGCCAGTAAGCAGCAGCATATGATGTATTTCTTGATAAAGCTTGGCCAGTAACATTAGATAATGTAGCGCCATAAGTATACAAATCATTTACAAAAATAAAGTCACCACGGTTTTGAGCAGTATCTATAATATTAGTTACTAATCCAGTTTGTAAATTATTAAATAATCCAGGAGCTAATAAAACATTAAATTTATAATCATCTTGATTAGATAATAAATTAATCATATCTGGGTATCCTTGACCACTATTAGAAGCAATTGGAACTCCTTGAGCATTAGCAGCTACTGTGATTTTATCATAGAATTGTGCAGCTCCAGCTAATACTCCTGTAGCTGCTCTAAATGAACCACTTGTATTGACTGGGATAGAAGCTGTATATTGAGTTTTTGGTAATCCTGTATTATCAAAATATCCAGGAGTAGTAACTACTGATTTTACTCTAACATAATTTGATCCACCAGGATATGATCCAGTTGTTTGTAAATAATATGATGAACCATCAGTTACATAAGTTTGAGATTGATCACCTATAATTTTAGATACAAAGTTTGGAGAAAATGGATCTAATGATAAATTAGACCAAGTTTCTAACACAGTTGGATTTAAAGTATTATCATTTCCTTTACGAATTAATAATCCAAATGTACCTGATGATGTATTCCAGTTAACAATTTGGTATCTAATATTATCAGCTGATCCACTAAGTAATGAACCACTAGCATCTAAAGAACTTGAACTATTTTGGTCAGCACCTTGAGCTATAGTTTCTAAAACTAATACTGGGTTTGATGCTCCAGCACTGCCACTTATACAATCTCCTGATGTTCCTGTATTAGCAGAAGTATAAGATCCACTTACTACTCGAGATACCAATAATGAAGTTCCTCCATTATTAAAATAATAATAGGCAGCTATAGATGTAAAATAAGTTAATACATCACTATTACTACCACTTGTAAATGTAGTACCAAATTTTTGTTGATATTGACTATATGATGTAACTATTGTAGGTATACCAACAGGTCCTTTTACAGTTGGACCTATGATAGCGGCTCCGGCTGTTACTGGGCCTGCGGTAACAAATGAAGTATCATTTTCTCTCGCTAATACACCTGGTGATATTAATGTTTCTGCCATGTTTTTTTATTGTGTTTAATTTTATTATAAATATCTTAGGAAAGATCAAAATTATGGGATAGGGGTAAATTCTCCTTTTTCTAAGTCAATATTACCATCACCATATTTTTCTTGTAATTCTTTACCAATTTTAGTTTCACTTTCAATTTGTTTTACAATTTGGTTTTTTAAAAACTGTTTTTGTGATTCTAAAACTGAGATTTTATATTCTAGTTCTCCTAAAGATGTTACTAATTCTAATTGATTATTTTGTAATTCTTTTAATGACTGAATTTCTTCTTGGGTTAAAACTTTTGATTCCATATTATTTTATTATAAATATATTATAAATTAGTTAAATTATTTATATTACCTACAGCTTCTAATGTAAAATTAAGATTACTTCTATTAGAAAATTTATTAATAGCTGTGGTACCTTTTTGTATTGTATCAGGTATAATATATCCAAACATTTTAAGGGTAAAAGTACTTCTAACTGCTCTTTCAGCATTATCAGATAATTCAACTGTTGTAGCAAATGAATCAATATTTGTTTTAAATTTAAAACGTTCAGGATCACCCCAATAAGCATCAGAAGCATACTCTACCGCTTCAATAATTTTATTTAATTGTTCATTATAATAAGTGAATATAACACAATCATAAGTCACAGTTAAATAATCTGGGACAACTGTAGCGTAATATATTTCTTCTGGTTTTATGTTGTTAAGTATATTAAAATTATTATAAGCATTTTGTTTGCTATATTTTTTGCCAGAAATCGCTATATTATGTGGTTCATTAGCATCTAATTTATTAGTAAGAGATCTATTTTTTTCAATGTTATTTCTTTTAAACATTAATAATGGAGCCATTATTTTACCATTTAAATCTCTATAATATCCATCTTTTTGATATGATTTCCATTTTTCAGGTGAGCCATATATAATAGGTACATTTAATAATTCTCCATTCTGTTTAACTGTGGGTTTAATAACATTTTGGAAATAATACATTATAGCCCAATCTAAATCTTCTAAACCAATAGTTAAAGGTTTTACAGTATCATCTTTAAAAGAAAATTGCTCTCCTCTATTAAATGTAGTTGAAGGATTAGGATTACCTGCTGATGTATAACCTGGGGCACCATTATTAGGAATAATTTGTCCTGTAGTTGGGTCTACAATTTCAGGTGGGTCAATTACTTTGTAAGGTTCCTGTAAGGAAATACTTATTTCCCTTTGGGTTTTAGGTGTTGGTTTTTGTTGAGCCATTATAAACGTTGTTTAATAATATTTACTCTATCTGCTGGTATATAATGTGCTTCACATATTAAAGATACATTGTAACCAAAATTTTCTAATCCTGGGTTTAATGGGTTAGTATTATATGGGTATTGAGGATCCTTACCTACAAAATATTGGGTATCTGTAGCTACATCTATTTCAAAATAAGATTCTTGATATAATAAAACATCTCCTATTTCTACTACTAGATTAGCATCTACAAGATCATCTTTTAAGAATGCTACTTTGATACTCCAACTAAAATCAACTCCAAATTCACTTGTGCCATCAGTTTTATTTTCAATAGTGATTAAAGCGTTTAATAAAGTAGGTCCATTAAACCATCTACCATCTGATGCTTCTCCATACATATTTACTTTAGTTTTGTCTAAAGCATATTTGTAAACTGCAAGTTGTTGGGTGATAATATCTCCTAACAACTCACGGTTGATTTTTCTAAACATTGAAATATCTCGAGATGATCCAAATAAAGCCATTATCCGATATATATAGTCATTGGTACATTATTAATTTCTTGTCTTCTAAAATCACTTTCTTGAGCTCTTCTCTCAAGTAAAGCACGATTTGAAGTTTCATCTAAATACATTCTTAATCTTTCAATTAAAGCTGTTTTATCTGTCCCAGCAGATGCTAATAAGTCTGATTGGTTTAATGTTACGGCTTGGTCAGGAATAGGTACAGTTGAATATTTTCCACGTACGTATCCTAGCATTTCTTTACATAACGCTAATGTATACTCAAATATCCATTGTCTACCTATAGAGTTAATTTGGCCATATATAGGATTAGTGTATGGAGCATTTGATGGGTTTGTTATAATATCTCCATTTGGATTTTCTGTAATACTATTTGTTAATCTGTCTTCTATTTTAATATATTCAAACCAAATAAATCCTCCTCTAGTATCACTATCATTTGGTATAGGA